CCGACCGAGACGTAGATGTCGTCCTCACCCCACGCCGGAGGCCATTGGATGAGCAGTGTGCTTCCGGATTCGAGCACCCACCACAGGGCCTCTCGGTCTGCGTCCGTCTCCGTGACGACGGTGAGATCCCCGGTCTTGCCAGCGCGGACGTCGCTGATGGCGACGGGAAGAGCGCGTCCCCTAACCTGGTTCACGCCCTGCCGAGCGGCACGCGACCACGTCGGCATCGGGGTTGCGACGGTCACTCGGACGGATCGCTGGGGTAGGCCGGGATCCTTCAGCCACACGTCCGTTGTCTCAGCGTCCAGCGTCACCGGATCGGAGGTGTAGCTCATGCGGGCTACGCCACTGGGATCCAGGAGAATGACGCGCCACTGCACGGGAACTCCTAGCGGAGCCTCGTAGTCTGTGGCAACGGCGATGTCCCCAGTGATGGTCTGAGACGTCAGATCGCCGAGCCATCCTCGAACGGGCTGTGCCGCCATGCCGGACACGATGCGGACAAGGGACCACGTATAGGTGGGTCCGCCCGTCGTCAGTCCGCGCAGGGTGATTGCCGCTCCTCCGCCGCTCGCTGCCTCCGCCAGAGCCGTCAGGCCACCTACGAGCCACTCGGCTCGGTCGACGTACCAGACTTCGCCGGCGGCAGCGCCGGGGACTAGCAGGCTCAGGCGAGCGGAGACGGCTCCCTCGGGGGCCAGGTCGCCCATGCGTGCGACGGCCCACCCACCCACGGCGCCGGTCCAGGACTGCCACCTCGTCCGCACCGCATCGCCTGCGGAGTTCAACCACTCGATGCGCGTTTGGTAGACGCGAGTGACGGGCTTGTAGACGCAGGGAGCGAACTGATAGCCGAGATCCTCTTGCGCGCCGCCAACAGGTACGGTGATCGTTGCCACGACGTCGCCGCCAGTAGCGGCGATTCGCAAGGCGTAGGCACCGCCTAGGACTTGCTCCGTCGTCTGCGTGGCCGTCCCGCCGGTCACCGTCCAACCGGTCGAGTCCTGTTCGATGTCGCTCGTGTTGTAGGGAAGTAGGTTCCCGGACGTCATGAGCGCGCTCGTCGGCGCGAGGAGCATGCGGTCGAGGACCCACTGTTGCCCTGCGGCTGTTGCCGTGGGTGCCAGTGCAACGCGTGCAGTCACGGCACCGACCGGGGCGGTCGCCGCGACTGTGCACCGCGTCCATTGGCCGCTCGCCGGCGTGAAGGCTGCGGAGGAGGTTCCGATCTCCGTCCCTGACGCGTCCCTCCACCGGATCTGAATCGCGAAGGACAGCGCGCTGACTCCGGGTGACACCTGAACCTGCGCTGCGTACTCGACGCCTGGCGTCACTGCTGGAGTGTCCGCCACCGCATTCCGCGCTAGGCATGCGCCGGCCGCGGACGACGTGAGGATCATCGACTGATACCACGTGTACGACGTCGTGGAGATGCCGAGCGTGCAGTTCGTGTCCGCAGCCCATCCGGAGCGGTCGACTTCGATCGTCTCCGTGCTCCACGGCAACAGGTTGCCCGTCGACCGGATCGTCTGCCCCAGGAAGATCCTGTCGGCGAACCAGCTTTGAGTAGCGGCCGTTGCCGTGACGCGCAAAACGACTAGCGCAGTTGCCGCCGTGGCAGGGGCGGTTCCAACTGCCGCTATCTGGAACCAGGTTGCGGCCGGGGCGGCGATCGTCGGCCCCGTCGTCGTACTGATCAGCGTCCCGTCGGATGTGTACCAGCGGATCTCAAGCCACGCCGTGGCGCCACTCGCCGGCGGGAAGATCGAGGCACAACTCCAGTGCTCGACACCTGGCGTCACTGCGACCCGAGCGGCAAGACCGACTTGGCAGTCCCCCGCCGCAACGGACTTGAACGACAGGCAATGGGTACCGAGCGTGCCCCCTGAGCCCTGCGCGAGGGTCGCCGCGTTGACCAGCGCCGACCACGCGGAGGCATCCGTCTCGATGCTCTCCGCGTTGGCCGACAGAAGGTTGCCAGTGATGGCCACTGCTTAGCCCTCCCCGGGTGCCGGGTACGTCGGGCCGTCGTTGATGATGGACGATCCGTCGTCGCTCTCTGGCGTGCTCGGAACGATCACCGGATCGGGGTCCACCTCCTCCGGCGTGTAGTCGACGATGGGCGGAACGACCTCGCCTTCACCTTCGTCGTCAGTCGTTGGCTCGTCGGGCACGTCAGACCCACCTTCCAGTAGTGATTGCCGAAGCTGTCGAGTCCTCGTGCAGCTCAATGCGGGTGTCGACGATGTCCGTGATCTCGCGGTCTCCGATGAAGACCTTCACGTCCGCGTGGATCGTGCTCGTCCCGCCACCGCTCTTCGCCGCGCGGATGTCGGACCACTGGGATCCGGTGAACACGGGCTCCGGGGAGCCGGTTCCGTTCGCGACGAGGGACAGGCCCGTCGGGAGCATGCCTCCGTCGTCGTACCAATGCGGGCTGCGTGCCATCCACTTGGAGTAGGCGTTGGCCGGCGTGCCGTACCGGTCGTCGATGTAACCGAGACCCCAACGGATCTGCGTCGCGTAGTTCGTCAGCCAGTCGGAGCCGGCGGACGCCATCTTCGACGCGGGGAGCGCCTGCGGGATGCCGTACGCACCCGACGAGGGGTTCTTCGCCCGGTAGTTCCAACCGGACTCGCCCTGCCACAGCGACTTGAGCGGACCGAACTGCCCTGCGTCCCAGCCGTGTTGGCCGAGCATGCCCTTCGCGTACTTCTGCGCCGTACCGGCTGCGCCAGCGGTGAAGCCCTTCGATCCCGTCAGGTATGGCATCGGGTCGACGGCCGCGCCGTTGACGCGTGCCTCCAGGTGGAGGTGTGCACCGGTGACGTTGCCCGTCGCGCCGACCTTGCCGATCTCCTGGCCCTGCGTCACGTGCTTGCCGACTGCCGTCAGGATCTTCGACATGTGGGCGTAGAGCGACGCCAGGCCCCCGCCGTGGGAGACGATCACGTGGTTGCCGTACGGGCCTCCGCTCGCGGCACCCGTTACGTCACCGTCGGCCACCGCGTGGACCGGAGTCCCGATCGACGCCGGGAAGTCCAGGCCCGTGTGATGGCCGGACGACCACATGGGTCCGGAGACACCGAAGCGCGTGCCGTAAGGGACGTTGACGGGCTTGATCCACTGTCCGCCTCCGCCGCTCCCGCTGGAGAGGAACGACTCCGCGGCAGTGACGATCTTGTCCTTCAGACCCGCGACCATCTTCGTCGGGTACTGCGTCAGCGCCTTGCCCATGCGGGACGAGCCGACGCCGTCCGAGACCTTGTTGAGGATCGGGCCCGTGAGCTTCTTCCAGACCGACGAGGGGTCGGTGAGGAGATCCGCTCCGGTCTTCGCCCAATCGACGCCCTTTCCTACGACGTCAGAAACAGTGTCCCGGGTCCAGTCCCAGACGCCCCCGAGAACTCCGCCTGATTCGAGGAGCTGCGTACCCGCCTGACGGTGCAGCGCTTGCGCGCGGCCCCGGTACTTCGGATCCGTCGGGATGACGTACTCCGGGTACCGCGGGTTTCCCTCGCCGACGATTGCCGTCGGACGGTTCGTCTTCATCGGGACTGCGGGACCCCAGCCGTTGCCGACGGTTCCGCCGGCCGCGAGGAGTTTCGGTGCGGCAGGCAGCTTGTCGAGTCCGACGAAGGAAGCCACCTTGTCCCAAACGGCCTTGATGCCGTTGGTGTACACCCACTTGATGATGAAGTTGACGGGCGTCTTGGAGTGGTCAACTACGTCATCCCACGCCGCCTTGATGCTCTTGCCCATCGACTTGAAGGCGCTGGCTATGTCGTCGACGATGGGTTTGACGCCCTTGTCGTACAGCCACTTGAACTTGCCTCCGAGCCACTGGATTCCGTCCCAGATAGACGAGAATGCCGGGGAAAGCCAGCTGTCCCATAGGGCTTTCACCTTGCTGCCGATCCATTCGGATACCGGCTTGATCGCGTGGTCGTACATCCACTTGAACTTGTCGCCGACCCACTGGATCGCGTCCCACATGCTTTGGAAGAACGGCTGAAGCTGGTTCTTCCAAATCCATACCGCCAACGCTCCGATGAACCCCAGAGACGGCTTTAGTGCCTTCTCCCATAGCCACATGGAGATCAGGCCGAGAGCTTGGAAGGCGAGCCACATGGGTGCCAGAACGGCCGTAACGACTATCGCGAAGAGGATTCGCGCCGCTAGCCAGATAGCTTCGAACGCCGGGGATATCGCCTTCTGCCACAACCAGACGGCGATGTCGCCGACCAGCTTGATCAGCATCCATATGCCCTGGAATACCGGCTTCAGCGCCTTTTCCCAGAGCCAGACCGTGACGTCGCGAATGAAGTGCCAGGAGGTGTCAACGGCAGTGCGGAACCACCCGACATTCTTGTACGCCCAGATGATTCCGAGGACGAGCAGCGCCACGACGAGGACGATTGCCTCGATCAGTGGGACAATGCCCGTCGCCTGGATTGCTGCCGCCCACCCGCTCGTCACCAACGTCGCGCCAGCAACGGCGATTTCGTAGATTCCCATGGCAATGGCGAATGCAGCCATACCAAGTTGGATCGCCTTGTTGACGGTGTAGAGCCCCCACAGGACTTGAATAACCCCAGGAGCGTGGATCGCGAGCCACGACAGGCCGTCGAGTACCGGCTTGAAGACCTGGAATGCCAACTGGCTCAGTGGCGAAAGCGCCTGAGCTACGTCGAGCGTCGTCGACAGCAAGTCCCCCAGGAATTCGGCAAGTCCGGGCGACGCATCCTTAACATACTTCAGGAACTTCTCGAAGTCCGGGCTGCCCTTGAGACTCTTCCCCCAGTTGGCGAACCGCCCCGTTATCCGCTCCATCGTCGACGATATTCCATCCATGTGCGGGAGGAAGGCGTCGACAATTCCGGCCATCCCTGCAAGGACGTTGCCGAACGAAATTCCGAGTCCGAGGATCGCAGGCTTCGCGTTCTCGTTGATGTCGTCCTTGAATCCAGTCCAGAAAGGCGACTTCAGCGACGTCGACGCCTTGTCGATGAGGATCCCCACGGCGTCCGCTGCGGTCTTGACGAGCGGCGTCAGTCCCGGCAATGAGTTCTTCGCCCCGTCGACGCCCCGCGTGAAGAGCGGCAGAACGTCCGGCTGGAGCGACGTCGACCAGTCCTTGAAGGCCTTCGTCAGACCCTTCGGGCCGGCGAGCGAGCCGTAGAGGTCACGCTGATCCGGCGTTAGCTTCGCGAGGGCCTTTTTGTACTCGTCGGCCTTCGTGGTCGCTGTGCTCGTGGCGTTGCTGCTGGACAGACGAGCCGACTCGACACCACGCTCCGCAGTCGCGATCGAGTCCGCGGCGTCGACCTGAGTGTTCGCCGCGTTCTGGACTGCGTCCGCGAGGTTCCGCTGTGCGTCGGCAACGGTCTGTGCGGCGTCCACCTCCGCTCGGGCAGCGTCCTTCTGAGCCTGCGCGAGCCCCTTGACCTGGTCCTTTACGTTCTGCTGCGCGTCGGCGAGCTGCTGTGCAGCCGTCTTGACGTTGGCGTTGCCGTTGACGCCCGCCTTCTCCGCTGCCTTCGCGTCGATCTGCAACTGCTTGTAGCTCTTGGACTGTTCCTTCTGAGCCTGCACCGCCTGGTCGTACGACAGTTGGGCGCGCGCGAGGTCCGTGTCAGACGCGGTGCCGGCGTCGTACGCCTGCCGCGTCTGGTTGAGCTGCTCTTCAGCCTCCGTCACACGGAGGGTGGCGTCGCGCTCTGCGAGCTTTCCGTCAGTCAGCTTGTCGTTCAGGTCGGCGAGCTGCTGGGCGGCGTCCTTCCGAGCCTGCGTCAGATCCGTCTGTGCTTGCTGCTCCTGGCGCTGAGCGTCGGCGAGGGACCGCTCCGCCTGGACAACGCTCTCGGCAGCCTGCCGGCGTTGTTCCGCGGCACGCTGAGAGGCCTGTGCCACGGCGCGTTCCGCGCTCTCGATCTGCGCGTTGGCCTGAGCGATCGAACGTGCTGCGTTGCGGTGAGCAGCGGTCAGCGCCTGTTGTGCGCCGACCATTTGGAGGGCGCTCTGTGCGGCTCGGTTGCTCGCGGCGACGGAGTTGTCCGACGCTGTGGAAGCTTCCTTGTCCGCGGCTGTCTTCGCCTGAATCGCCGTCGTGACGCCCTTGATGGCGGGTACAGCTGCCAGCGCCAGGACGCCGACACCAGCTCCAGCCGCAACAGCTGCGGAGGCGATTGCGCCGATGCCAGCAGCGAGGACCGGACCGAGCGGGATGGCCGTCAGGATGGCCAGTTGCACACCGAGCCCCATGAGGGCCGACGAGGCTCCGGACGTATCCGCCAGAGCCTTGATGTGCATGATCTTGACCGAATCGACTTCGGCGTCCAGTGCGGCGAGCTGTGCAGCCGCGCGGGCAGCATCTACCCGAACGTCGATGTCGTGGTGCTGAATCGCGAGGATCTCTAGCCGCGTCTGAATGGCCTGGATCTCTGCCAGTGCCTCGCCGGCGTCGACGTCGATTCCGACGCGGACGTCCGACAGCAGTGCCAGTCGTTCGCGTAGCGCCTGAACCTCAGCGCGTGCAGGAGATGTGTCAGCGTCGATGTTGATGTTCGGAATGGACGCCTGAGCTTCCGCCACGACCGCACGCAGCTTCGCGCCGAAAGCCCCGTCCACCTCCAGGGCGATCGTCTTGCGACCGCCGACGGCCGCGATCTCCGCGCGGATCTCCGCGAGAGCAGCGCGAGCGGCTGCTGTGTCTGCACGGACCGCTACGTTCGGGTGCTGCGCCCCAAGCTCCTGGAGCTTGGCCTCCAGGCGCGTTATCTCGGCTTCAGCGTCCTCCGCCGAGACGTCGATGCCGACCCTCTTGTTGGAGAGCTGCTCCAACTTGGCGCGGATGCGGGCGAGTTCAGCGTCAACGCCTGTGTCTCCGAGTCTGACGTCGAGCTTGGGCATCGCCTTGAAGGCGGCTTCGAGCTTCCGCCGGATGGAGCGCGCGAACGCCCCGCCCGCGTCGTCACCCTGTCGGCCAGCGAGCCGGACACCGACCTTGCCACCCTCGTTGATCGCGTCGGGGATGGCGATCACGATGTTCTTCGATATCGCCTCCCCCATGCGCCTGCCGGCTTCCTCGCCGACCCGATCCGCGATGGGAAGGACTAGGGCCTTCAGCTTGTTGTGGAAGTTGGGGACGATGGGGACAACGTCGACCGCTGCCCCACCGACGATGTCAAGGTCGCCCGCCATCACGCCTCCTGCGTCTGATTTCTCAGCCGCGGGTCAAGCGCGCGGCGCTGCTCGTCTGTAAGTCCCTTGCGCTGCTGCGCGGACTTCGGGGGAATGCCCGGTCGTGGCGTTGGTGTGAACGGCTCCGGCGTCCCGCCGTTAGCAGCAATCGTGATCATGCGGAGGAGACGGACCTCGTCCGTCAGCGTCGCGAGAAGCACCTCGGTACCGCTCCAGGGAGCGAGGTCCGGTCGGTGCTCTTCGGTCGCACGCTCCAGCGCGCTTGCAGGCATCTCCCGGCGAATCGCGGTCAATGTCGCGCTCTCCGACGGCAGATGCTCGATGAGCACCCGCAGCCTGCGCATGGACATCCGCCCGCGGTAAACGTCGAGGACGTCGACGTTGAAGTAGCGGAGGAGGTCTGCCTCTAGCGCTTCCGGGTGCGCGTCGAGGGTCGCGAGGGTCCGCCAGACTTTCCCGGGGCCTCGCCCGCGGCGCTCATGGCCTCCGACGTGAACTCGTTGATCTCCTTGAAGGTCGCGTCCGCGTCGACGAACTTGTCCACGTCGTCGGGGTGGATCGCGCCCTCCGCCCACATGTCGTAGTCGCCCTGGCGCAGCGCGCGCAGGAACGACGGTCGCCAGTATTCGACGGTCTTGACGCGGATCGGCTTTCCGGCGAGGGACGCCGTGACGTACTCCTCGGTCGCTTCCGTCTCCTGCGCCTCAGCGGGGGTGATCTCAGTGGTCATGCGCGCGGGTCTCCTATGTCAGGGGTGCGTCAGTCGACTAGCGCGGGTCAGTGGTGTAGTGCGAGCGGGGCCCGGACCCGCGCAGATACGGGCCCCGCTGGTTCATGAGGGACTGATGGATCAGCCGCCGGACGAGGGGAAGAAGCCCGAGACGTCCACGTCGCCGTAGTCGATGAAGCGCTTCACGGCCGCGCCACTCGCGCCCTTGTAGAACTTGAACGTCATCTGCACGTTCATGACGTCGCTGGTCTGGGGCTGCTCGTCGCCGCGCTCCGTCACCTTGCCGTTCGGCATGTAGAAGCGCATGCGCTTGTCGCCGTCCATCGTGTCGGCGATGAACGCGTACCGCAGGTCGGCCGGCTTGTCGGGCAGCTCGTACGACGTGACGCCGGTCGTCGGCTCCAGAGATGCGACCGGGACGTTGTCGTAGAGCGACCGGACGACCGGGTTCAGACCCTCCAGGAAGGTGACCTGAAGGCTCTTCGTCGACTTGGTCATCAGGGTCCGGATCGGCTCCAGACTGCCCGCGGCGTCGACGTCCTTCGTCTCTTCGTCGATCTTGAAGAGTCCGCCGTCGGTGGTCACCCACCCAAGGTTGATCCACGCCGTTGCGGGGTCCGCGAAAGCGGTCGGGGCGACGGTGTTCAGGGGCGCCAGGTACATCAGGTAGTCGGTTGCGCCGAACGTCAGGTCGGCATTCCGGGTATCGGGCACGTGCCCTCCAGGGCATGCGAGGGACCCGCGCGCCTCGTCGACGTCGGGTCAGGTGGTTAGTGGTTTAGGCGTCCCGGAGGCTCACGGTGTACGTGGCTCCGCGACGGTAAACGGATTCGTTCACCCACGGCTGCCGGGAGGGACCGGAGTCGCATCGGACGTCACGGATGACGGCGCCGTTCACGGGTCCGCGGAGGAACAGCAGCGCGTCACGCACGCGGTTCGCGAGCGTTCGGGCCTCGTCCTCCGTCTCCGCAAAGACGTCGACGAACACCCGCGGGCTCTTACTGAATCGGTCGTCGGCTCCCCCGCCCCGCTCAATGCGGATGACGGGGAGGCGCGTCTCCAGATCTGCGGGGGTCTCCGCAGCGCTGAAGACACCGAAGGTCGACTCTGCCCACGGCGCCAACACGGCTTCGACGTCAGGCACGGTGGGCCGCCTTCAGGTCGTCAATGCTCTTCGAGAGCACTGCGTACCGCGGGACGCGGCCATCACCCTTCTCGATACGCCAGGCGTAGTTCACGCCGTTGACGAGTCGCGCACCCGATCGCCTTCGGGGCTTCCCCCGGAAAGGCACGTTCTTCGTGATCGGTACAACTGCGAATGACGCCGCGTACAGGCCAGGGTGCTTGTCCTCCACGGGGTCGCCGACTGGAGAGCGTGCCTCCGCGATCGTCTTCAACTTCTCCGCCGCAGCCAGGCACGGGGCCTGAAGCCACGGGCGCGAGAGCATCGAGCCGATGCCGGAGTAGCGACCGGTGTAGCGCGAGCGGTAAGCCATCAGCCGGTCACCTCCGTCAGATTCGCTTCCAGGTGGGCAAGAGACGTCGCAGGCAGGGTGTTGGGTCGGCCCTGCACCTGCCAGATCTCGCCGTTGCTCCGGATGATTCGGTCCGCGGGGCGGACGTCGGTTCCGAGCGGGGCGAAGAGGACACGGCGCGTCTCGATGGTCGTCGACGCGTCGTGCGTCTCCGTCGAGCTGCCCACCGTCACACCGTAGGGCGGCATGACGGCGCAGAAGTCGACGTCCACGCGCACGGGCGATCCCGGCACCTCAGACCCTGTTGAGTCCCGAGTCGGTGTGCCGGGGCGCTCGATAGTGATCGTCTCGTTGAAGATCTGCCCGAAGAGACTCACGTCGGCCGCCAGACTGGCATGGGCGGTGCTGTGTCCTCCGGACCGATGTCCAGAGAGGACGCCCCCGTCGACAGGCCTACCGCGCGACGTAGCCGGCGACGCTCATCGTCGGACAGGACGACGCCAGTCTCCGAATCCGCGTAGGACTGGAGCATGCCGCCCGCCTGTTCGGACCGAAGTCCGCCGGGGTTCGTCAGGATGCGTGCGGCGACCATGAGTGCGACCGACTTGACTCCGCGCTGAGGCGGGTCGGTCAGCCGCTCCCCCACCTCTCCGTAAAAGGCATCGTCGGTGAGGTCCTGGGCGAGGGCGCACTCAGCGTCGGTGAGGGGTTGCTTCAGCAGTGTCCGAAGCTCAGTCGGACTGAACAGCGCCACCGTCAGCCGCCTTTCGCCGCGCGGGGGTCCGCTTGGCGGGCGTAGCCTTCCGCGCCGGAGCGGGTTCCGTCAGTCGACTGACGGAGGTCGGTGCGGCCTCCGCCCACGCCTTCGGGTTCGTGATGAGCGACTGGGCCCACTCCGGAACCTCGTCCGCGGGGCCGAACACGTGGGCCGTGCCCTCTGCGTCCGTCACGTGGACGTTCGTTGTCAGGGTTGCCATGCGTGAATGCCTCGCGCTTCGGGTTAGAGTACGTCGGCCTGGAAAGTGAGGTCGGGCGCAGCCACGACGGGAAGCGCGATGGCGACGGCGCGGGTCCACACGGTCTGCGGGTCCTCGCTCTTGTAGCCACCGACCGCAACGCCGGCAGCGTCACCGCCCAGCCCGTACCGCGGGTCGTCCGCCTCCACCGGGACGCCCCACAGGGTCTGGCCCACGGCGTCGCCGAACTCCGGGAGGAACAGGATCTTGTCCACGGGAGTGACTCGCGTTGCCGTGCCGTTCACGGACACCTGCGCGTCGTAGATGACGACGGGCGGGATGTCGTAGTCCCCGAGGACGGTGTTCAGCGCATCACGCGTGAGGACCGTGGGCGGGTTCTGCGTGTTCGCGAGCTTCGTCAGGCCCGTGTTCCGTCGCAGCCAGTTGTAGGCCAGGCGAGACATCAGGGTGTAAGCCGGGAGACGGCCGTTCGTCGCGTTGTAGACGTCGAGCCAGGCCGACAGGTCGCCGTACGCGTCCGCCGTGGCGAAGGTGCTCCACGGGGTCGAGGCCGTCACGTTGTGCGCAGCGTTGCGACCGAAGTCCACGGACGCCTGGACGCCGTTCTCGTTCAGGTTCACGGCGCCGGAGAAGAGCGCCTCACCACGAGCGAGTTCAAGCCGGGCTTCGATCTGACGGGCCAGACGGACGCCGTCGTCGAGCATGGCGTCACGGATCTCCGCGTTCTGCGTGTCCACGTTTCGGCGCTTGATGCGCTCGTACTCGCCCACGGGGATCTTGCGCGAGATGGGCGGCAGTTCGCCGCTCACGCGCGCGCCACCAGGACGCACGGCGACGTCAGAACTGGCGTCGTAGGCGCGGAAGACCGCAGCCTCCGTCAGGCCTCCGCCACCCCGGGTGAACCGGTAGCTGAGATCGTTGATGGTGCGGTTCGGGAGCCAGCGGTCCAGGGTCTCCGCGTTCTCCGGACGGTCGGCCAGAGCCGCCCGCGCGTAGCCCGTGAGTTCCGCGGGAGTCGCGAACTCGTCAATGAGCTGCATGAGTGGTTACCTCTCAGATGAAGATGACGCGGGCGCCGAGATCGGTCTTGCCCGCGGCGTCCACGGCGGCAGGAAGCTTGGCTTCCTTGATCACGCAGTGGAGGAGCATCGAGCCGACGGCGCTGGGAAGGGTCGCGCCACGTCGCGTGACGACCTCCGCGCTCGTGAACAGGAAGCCCACGCACGTCTGACGGCCGTCGGTCTTCGTGTCGTCGTAGAGGCCGTACTTGCCGGACGCGGTGATCTTGCCGAGCGGGATGCCGCTCTTGATGTAGCCGTCCGGGTAGTGGGTGCCGGCGGTGAAGGTGGACACGTCGAGAGTCACGCTGACGGCGAAGTCGGTACCGTGCTCGTGGCCGAGCCAATCCCGCTTGTCCTGGGAGAAGCTCTCCGTGATGAGTCCGAGGTTCATGGGTCCTCCGTTGAGGGGTGGTCGTTAGTCCTTCGCGTGGCGCTGCTTGTAGAGGTCCGCGCCGGCCGCTACGGTCTTGGCTCCGCCGTTGACGTCGCCTCCGCGGTTGCCGCCGGAACGCTGAGCGCCTCCGGAGTTGCCCCCGCCCTGGTTGCCGGTCTGGCCGACCTCAGCGAGGTAGGCATCCGCGTCGGCCTCCAACTCCGCCTGAGTGGAGCCGCTCAGCCGGTTCGCCTGCGCCAGGGTCAGCCCCTTCGACAGGGCCACCTTCAGGCGGGTGTTCTCATCGGTCAGCGTCGTCGCGGTCGAGGTGGCGGTGTCCCGCGCCTGCGCGAGTTCCTGACGCTCCTGAGCGGCTCGCTCGTCCGCGGTGAGCTTCTCGTCCTCGATCTTCTTCAGCGCTGCGTCACGGGTCTTCAGGCGTTCCACTTCGGCGGCGTCGGGCCCCGAGTTCGCACGCTGCTCGTGCTTGCGGGCGTGGTGCTTCCAGTAGGCGACCTGGTGTTCCGATGTCATCTCCGCGACGGGCTTACCGTCGGGATAGCCGTGCTCGTTGACGGCCGGAGCGCCTCCGCCTCCACCGCCCTGGTTGTTCGGGTCGGTCTCGAAGAGCATCCACGGCTCGTGAGCCAGGGTCAGGAGGGCGTTACGGCGCGCAAGAGTGCGTCGAGGCATGCGTGTTTTCCCCTGTCGGGAGTCGTCGGCCCATGCCGGGCGTCAGGTCGGGATGTTGATGTCGGTGCGGGATGTGAAGTGCTGTCCCGCGAACCCGAGAACGGGGCCGAGTTCACCGTGATCGTTCGTGACGAGGATCTTGCGGTAGTCCAGCGCGCGGCCTCCGCGGTCGGACTGGCCTAGCGCCGCTTCCACCGCGTCGTGGATCTGCCGAAGCTTCTCCTCGTCGATGACCTGCCCGGGATCCTCGTCCGCGGTGACCGTCTTGATCAGGCAGTCGCAGCCGGGGTGGATCGGGGCTAGATCCTTTTTGAGGTAGCGCTGAGTCGAGGCGACGATGCAGAGTGCACAGTCGTACTCGCCTTGCAGCTCGCGCACGGTGTATGTGAACTTGGGCATGTCGTCAGCCACGTCGCGCGCGGTGTGCGTCCGCGCCAACTGAAGATCGGTCTTAACGAGGGTCTCCAGGCGGTGCGCACCCTGACTTACTGCTGCGTCGAGCGGCGTCCCCTTGGAGAGCGCCGTGTACACCTCGGTAAAGGGGCGTCCGTAGACCTCGATGGGGTCTACGCCGCGAAGGGACTTGCCCGTTACAGCGTCCAAGTCGAGGGCTACGCGCTTCGCCTTGTCGTCAATCTCCTTGTAGAGCTGCTCCAGGTAGGACGCCGTGAGCGTCGCTACCTGTCGCTCGCCGGCCAGGATGATCGGGAGCGTCCGCCGCTGGAAGGCGCGCATGTCGGCATCACGCCAGGACCGAAGTCCCATCCAGGACTGATCAGTTCGGCCGAGGACGCTCGTCCAGACGCTCCGCACGGCCGACCCGTAGCGACGATCAAGCTGCGACAGGGGCATTGGCGCCTCGTCCGATCACGGTCCGCGGGTCGCGTGCCGCACGGGCAGCGTCCAGGGACGTCGGCTGAGGAGCCGCAGCGTCTGCGGCAGCCTGCGCGGTGATGGCGTCGGCCGCTCGGTCGATCTCCATGCGCGCGATCTGTGCGGGCGTGTAGCCCATGTCCTCCATGCGCTGACGCCAGGGGACGCCTGCCGCCTCCGCCTTCACAGCAGCGTCGGCAAGCTCGCTGATGGAGCGGGATTCGGGGTCACGCCAGAGGGTTTCGGCTGTGTACGCCGTGGCCTTCGCCTCGTCCCCCAGGACCCGGAACGCCAATCTCATCGTCTGTTCCCAGGACTCGCCGAAGGTGCGCTGACGGTCCCGGACCTTGCTGACGAGTCCGGTCTCCGCGGCCTTCAGGGCGTCGCCGGAGACGTTGACTACAGCGCCGATCAGGTAGTGCGGAGGCGTGCGGCTGATGGCCGCGAGATCCTGCACGGCGGATTCAACGGCGCGCACGTATGGGGCGAGATCCGTCGCGGCGAACTCGCCGAACTTCGTCTCCGGGTCCTCCGACGTCCACAGGCTCTTGATGTCGAGCTTGTAGGGCGTGAGCTTCTTACCCGTGATCGGGTCCTCGTCGACCTCCAGACCGCTCGCGTAACGCTGCCTGAACGCGCCGTACTTCATGGCTGCAATCAGGTTGATCAGCGAGAGTGTGATCCGGTTCTGGATCGTCAGCACGTCCTCGTGCTCCGCGAAGCCCATCAGACGTCGGTTGCGCCGGTTGATGAAGGGGACGAGCGGGACAGCACGCAACAGGTTGGCGCGCGTACCGTCCGTCGAGCTGGGGAGCGCGAAGGCATCCCAGCCACGGAGCGACGCCGAGTTGCCAGCGAACACCGGGGACTGCGACTTCGTGACGAAGTCGTACACGCTCTCTGGCGTCCACAGCGTCGCGCGGGTGTCGCCAGTCCAGTCGTCGCGCCACATCTTCAAGCCCGCGGCCAACTTCCGCCGGCTGCCCTGGACGTGCTCCACGGCCACCTGGCGTGGCGACTCATGGGTCAGGACCGGGCGCCCGCTTTCCTCCTCCACCATGACGAACGCGCGTCGCTGGGACAGCGCTCCGTAGTGGACCAGGTCGGCATCCGCGTCAAGGCTGTTCTCCTGCCAAATGCGGTTGGCGTCGTCGTCCGCGGCCTGTGCGCTGTCACCATCGGAGGGAGATCCGAAGCGGAATCCGTCGACGTGCATGCGCTCAACCGGGGAGTCGATGACGAGTGACGTCCAGTTGGTACGAGCGTCCTTCATCCATTCCGCGATCTCCGCGGGGTCGATGCCGGGGACGTGAGGGAGCGGCGCCTTGTTCTCCGCGTATCGCCTGAGCGTGTTGAGCCCTGGCTCCGTTTCACCATCAGCGTCACGGCAGTCGTCTCGCTCGTCGAGCAGCTTCTTACCGAGCCGCTGAAGCCACCAGCCGGGAGACTCGACCTTCGTAGCATCGATAGGCACTCGCGAACCTCCCTAAAAGGCGTGTAGCTTGGACGAGCGCTTTTTGCGCTTCGTGATTCCGGCGGCGACTGCATCAGCGCGGCACTCGTAAGCGAGCGTGGCGGACATGGCGGCGTCGATTTTCTTCGGTGACTTCGCGTGCTCCTTGCCGATGCCCATGTGGTTGCGGCCCATCGGGCGACGCTTCGCGTTTAGCACGTGGCGGGTGAGCGTTGCCCCGAGTTTGGAGAACGTTGCTTCGTCGTCCGACCGTTCAGTGCCGGCAAACGACAATGCCTTGTCGTCAACGGCTTCGACAAATCGGTCCAACGCGTGTTCCATGGCCGTTGGCCTGTTGGTCCACCACTCCAACGGGCGTGCCTGCGTGGCACTTACCTGGAGGCCTTCACTGTGCTCCGACGTCCACTTATCTACGTAGTCCTGCCAGTGCGGCGGGTCGCAGTAGAAACCGCAGACCTCGTATTTGTCGAACGCTCGGGCAACGGCGTTGTCTACGCCTTCACGGTCGACTTGCCAGCCTTCGCCCTCGGGCCCTTCGGGCTTCTCCCAGACACCGAGAAGTTGCAGGTGACCGTCAGACACCCGGCAGGCGCACAACGCCGTTGCGTCGTCGCGGATCGAGCCGTCGAACCCGAGTGTGACCAGGTCACCAGCAGCTATCTCCTCCGGCCGGCGGCAGACCTCCCACACGTCGGAGTCCATCCACGCATCGGAGGACGACGTCCGGGAGTTGAGGAAGTAGCGTTTGCCGTCCGCGGAGTCGTTACGCAGGTCGTAGAAGTCGTCTACGAGCGTTTCGAGGTCCATCCACTCCATAGCGTCGCCGTAGGCGTCGAGGAGTGCGGCGCGGAGTTCGTCCTCGTTCTTGAGGTCTTTGCAGACGCCGTACCGGTGGTCGTAGAGGAGTCGAGCGCGACCGCGCTTCTTTTTCCCCTCACGGATTGCTTCGGCCTCTTCGTAGGTCTTTTCAGCTACGGAGTCTTGACCGGGGGCAAACATGGTCGTTGTTTCCAAATACCACGTCTGCGCTGCCTTCTTCCGCTTACGCAGGTTTCGGGTAACGGTCGTGTACATCCGCCGAAGCTCAGGAGTGTAATAGAGGTGCGTCTCGTCAAAACAGACCCATGTCTCTTTACCGCCATCCTTCGATAGCGCGGACGCAGTGGACGGCATTATCTCTCCGCCGTCAGGGAGAACTATTCGTGTGATCCCGACGTCAACGCCCGGAATCAAAGACAGTAGTGACGCCTCGTCAGTCAGGTTGAAGTAGACGGTGTCATACACATTTCCGGTCTGGCCTTCCTCCGTCGCCATGATGCGGAGGTAGGGAACGCGGACCGGGCGGCCCATCGGCTCGCCAGGCTCGTAGACGTACTCGAATCCGAGACCCCAAGGGTCCTCGTAGACCTCACCGCCCTCCGCCCAGCCGTCGAACCGGCAGGGTCCGAACGCCTCGAAGAGGCTGAGGCGCGCACCCAGACCGCTCTTGTCACAACCCTTCGGTCGGGAGAAGAACGCGGAGTCGTACAGCATTCGCCCGCGGTCGTCGTCCAGCGCGTAGCAGTCGACGACGAAACCTGTGTACTCATCACCGTGCCGTACGGGCTCGCCCTGGACGTCGCCAGGGCCGTGTACGACGAAATACTCCATCCATGCGACCGCCATCCACCCGAGCGAACGGGAGCGGTCGTGACCGGGGGCGCGCACAGTGACGTGCGGCATCCGGTCTCCTAGCCTGTGAGACGCGCCCTGCGCGAGTTGATGTCAGTCACCCCGTTGGGGCGCTGTGCGGACTTCTGAGGGGATGCGGAGGGCTCGTCGACCTTGAGCTTCAGTCGGGCCCTGTCCTCCGGCGTGGCGCCGAACTTGGCTGCCCTGAGCCGGACTTCAGCAGCCAGGGTCCATTGACCCTTGTCCCACATCGAGTGGTGCATGAGGGCCGTGTCGAGGAGGAACGACCAGTCGGTAGCGGTGAACGTCGACGCCTGCGCGGACTCGCGCCAGGTCTGCCACCACGCCACGGTCATGGGGTGCCACTCGTAGAGTTCGCCCGTCTTCGTGTCGACGCCTAGGACGCCCTCCGGCAGTTCAGGGCCGCGGGTCTCGTCGTCAGGCGTGATCACCGTCTCGGGGTCCGCGGCGTTGCGCCGACGGCGCTTGGTTGGGTCCTTCGGGGCGGGACCTCGTCCGGCCATCTGCGCTCCTCCTTAGACACAATTTGACCCGCATGCAGGGCGTTTGGACTGCTGAAGGCTGCCCTGCTAAATTGAAGCCACTGAGATTTTGGGCGTCAGGACTCGACGGGCCTGACGTCGGCAGGGAAACCATCGACGAAGTTTTCTTGAGACCAACGAACTTCGAGATCCGCACTTCGCGCGAACGGCCCCTCGGGAGCCGGACACGCGGCCGTCGAGGGCGTTTCTCGGTTTCGACCACAGGTATGTGGTCGGGCCGAGCGCGCCTTTTTGCTTGGCCCGGCTGCCCGGAACGGGAAGGGTCCACGGGCCAAATGGATGCGTACGGATGGGCTGCGACAATCACCTCTGGGGTCTGCGTCGCCGCCTGGGGCGTTACGGGAGTCGCGCGCAAGATCGTGGACGCCAAGGAGCCGGTGATCGAGGCCATCAGGGCTGTCCGCGCAGTCCGTGATGAACTCCGCGGCTCCAATGATCAGCGGGAGATCTCGCAACACTCGCCAAGCGGCGAATGACACAGAAGGTATCCGCACCCTCCGGCACCGCGCAGTCGGTGCTCAGCTCTGCGGATTCGGGGAAAGCCAGTGCTACCAACGCACCGGTCGGGTACAGTTCTTGACGGCGACGCTTACGTGGCAGTTGCCGCCGTGGGGGAGCAGGGCGGGCGAACTAACGCCCCTGTTTCGTTATGGACAGGTTTTGCTGACTCAAATCTTTGAGGCACTCTCGTCACGGCGCATCGTCCAGATCATCGGGGACGTCCTACTTGCTGCGCTCCGACTGATCCCCGGACTGATCGTCATCCTCTTGTCGAGTCTGGCGTTCGTGGTGTTTCCCTTCGTCGGAGAGACGAAGCAACGGGGCACACTCGAACTCGTCGACCGCCTCATCCGCTGGACGGTTTACGGCGACCTTCGCGTTGCCCAGGAGCTAGCACCCATCACCGACGAACGCGGTGATCAAGTTCCGCAAATCACCTAACGCAGACGGGCGTTGCCGTGCCAGCGCCCCGTCATTGCGACTCATCAATCAGCCCGCCCGGTCCCATCGTCTTCTCAGCAGCCGGTTCACAGCGCTATTTTGAATGTATCGGCGAGTGCTAAGAGCCCGTCCACCCCGGCTCTTGCCTCACGAGGCGTCGCTCAGGGGGAGAGGCCGCACCAGAACTGAGACTTCGAGAACTGAGGCCCTGCCGTGCTGGCGGCACCCCTGCACGGCAGGTGGGTGGAGTCGCAGCTCTCGGTTTGATCACGCCTATCGGCACGTGGTCAGGCCGAGTCTGCGCGACCGGTCTGACCCACACCGAGGGAGGAACGTCAGACCGGATGAAGGATGTCGGACTCGTCTTGAGCTTCTTCGCCAGCGCAGGCGGAAGTCTCATAGCGGCGTTCAAGGTCATCAACCAGCTCTTTCTCAAACTGGAATCGATCTTCGAGAACGCACACAACGCATTGGTCGCGTGGCGGAAGCTGATCAGGGAGTTTCGGCACCCATCTGCACACCTGCCCGCGACAGCTGAAGGGGGCAGGGCACCCCAAGCGCCTGAAGGCGAAACTCACGCAACGCCAACCGAGCTCACTCCGGAGGAGGAGCCATCATCCCAACCTGTCGATGAGCTTGGATAGATCGCGAAGCAACGACGGGGCGTTGCCATGCCGGCGACCCGTCATTGCGATGTAGCGGCCGGTCCCGTAGATCTCTACGGCCGTACCGTCGGGGCGCCTGAGTTTCCGTCCCTGTCGGACGTCGGCACGGCCCCAGATGTGCAGTCCGTCGCCGGACGGTGAGACTTCTACGTAGGTAGTCCCAGCGTCGCGCACGATGGCTGCGGCCCACGGGGCAAGACGCCCGGTGAGCGGGTTCAAGCAGTGGTCCAGGTCCAGGCAGACGATGCCGTCCCCGTTGAGGACGAACCCCAGACCGACGCCGACCGTGGAGGCAACGGCGTCGTCGTACATGCTCCACGTCGACAGGTCCGTCGAGGACGCCGGCATGCCGCCGATCGTCACGGGGACCTTGGTCGCGGTGCGCCGGATCCACCTGGCGCGGATCGTCAGCTCACGGGGAGTCGCGTCGCTCTTCTGCGCCCTGAATGCCTTCGACCGACACCGCGTGTCGCAGTACCGAGCGTGCTGACGGGCCATCAGCGGGAGGGGCAACGAGCAGTGCTCGCACGTCCTAGCGGGTGTCGTTAGCATGGGTTCACCCTATCGGCAGCGAACGCTTTTAGTCCACTGACCTGCGATGATTCATTTCACTGTGAGGCCGAAGCCCCGTGTGCCCGTGTGCCGATTCGGGCCCCTCAGCGCCCCGGAAGGGTGCGGTTCGGGGCTCCAGCGGGCTCCTGTGGACGCCATGGCGGCATCCCCCAGACCCGTACAGACAGCGAGGCCCAGCACCTTTACGATTCAGAGATCCTCCCGGAGGGGGTCACCCCCCTGGGTCCAGGGCTAGTCGATCTTCGCAGCGAATCCGGCGCGAGGCGGGCGACGTTCGCCGTCGGCAAGCTCGCCCCTGATCTCCAGGCGACTCGGCACGAGGACGATGGTCACCGTCGTGCACTGGCGGTCGTGACCGACCTTGACCTTCGGAGGGCCGGCAAGCTTGCCGACGTCAACACCGTTGATGCTCACGCGCGTGACGATCACTCCGTCTGCGCCTGCGTCGTCTGCCTCCTCCAGCACCACATGGGCACCACTCATGCCTCGTCCCCATCCGTGTCACGTGGGTGCGTGCTGCCGTTGTCCACCCATCTACGCCCTGCGTACCACGTCCACCTACACGTGGTAGCGCCCTGCGTGGGTGCCTCTGCGCGTGGCTCCATCAGTCCTCCAGGGCTGGGTGTGTGGGCTTGGGCCTGTGTGTGCGCACGCGCGTGAGGGCGGCTGCTGTGCCTCCCTCGCTGCTGCTCTTGTGCGTGTGGCACCAGGCGCACAGTGCCTGGAGGTTGGCCATGCTGTGGTCGTCACCGGGCTCGATGTGGTCCACCTGGTTCGCAGGTGCGCCACACACGCGACCGTCGGAGAACGCCATGGTGCATGAGTGCTTATCGCGCCTTAGTACACGGAGCCGGCGACGAGGCCAGTCCTTCGGAAGGCGGGCTCTACGCGTGCTGCCAATCCAGGCTGACACACGCTCACCTCCCGCTACTGTGTTCGGTCATGGGGCTCTTTACGAGGCGCGACCCTTCGGCACCCGACAAGGTGGCCATGAAGGCGTACAAGCGCGGGGATCAGGTCTACGTCCGCATCGTCCACGCCATACCTGGCCGGCCAGATGGCGGGCTAGCTCAGGCCATCACCCGTGTCGAGGCCGCGGGTTGGGCTCTGGAGCATCAGCAAGAGGGCGAGAAGAATGCGCATGGGTACCGGCAGGTGTATTGGACGCTGACGTTCCGCGCCGTTTCAAAGGGCGTCGCTTAAACGCCCCGGTGACAACCGCACCGAGCGAAACGACTACACCAATTTACGTAACGTGACGCCTAACCAGGCTCAGAAGTAGCCGACACCCTCACACGTCAAACGGAATCAGAACATCCGCGGAGAACCCGTACGTAAGCAAGGGGTGCCAGTTACGAACGACTGGCGCCCGCCTCCGAGCACGGGGGAGCACAACATGGTTCCGCACGTTCCACCGGGAGTCTCCGAGGCTCTGCTGACTGCCGTCCGCGTCCTCCCCGTCCTGCTCATCGTCGCCCTGTCCACGCCTGCCTGGATAGCCTGGCCGTTCCTTCCCGAACCTCGACAACGTGTCGTCGTCGAGGTAATCAAGGAGCTTGCAGCATGGGCGCGCGGCACCAACTCCGCTTGACGTAGCTCAGCCCCGCACGCGGGAGTCGTCCTCCGCGGCGGGGCTGCGTCTCGGGTGAAAGTCATCTAATCTTCAGTTTTCCCCGGCGTGCCCCAGTCTTGCAACCGGTCGCCCTCTTCGTTAAGAGGATTCCAGGCCGTCTGAAGCTCGTGGCACAGTTCGCGTGCAGTCACGTGCAGCGGTGGGAGGACACACCATGACGAGCGGCCAGCGCGACATCACCGCCAAGACAGCGCCATACTTCGAGCTCCGCATCGGAGGCTTCCGCGTCACAGCAGAGCGCATCCCCGTGAAAGCCCTGTCGGCACTTACCGGAGTTGCAACCGCCGCACTCACCTGGTGGGCGGGACACTAGTTATGGTCGGGATGGTGCGACTCGAACCTTCGCCCTCCCGCTCCCAAAGCGGGCGCCCTGAACCAACTTGGCCACGTCCCGTGAGAGCCCCCGGCGCGAGTCGAACGCGCGACCTCTGCTTTACGAGAGCAGCGCTCTAGAGATCTTCAATGGCTGGGGTTACGGCGGTTGGAAGTCGAGTCCGGTCTTGGCGATGAGCCCCTCGATGAGGTGAGGCCGGTACTGCATCCGTTTCAGCCGGGTCTTCACCAGTGCGGTGAGCT